ATAAAGAACGTATGGATTTATTTAACACTGAAGATAAAGAAAATCAAATAGAGATGATCAATTGGTGGAAAAGCCGCGGATATCAAATAGATAATAGATCTGAAATTTCAATAAACTTTAAAGATGCAAACAACTTAAGAAATGATATTGAATCATTTTTTAAAATTTATCCGCCAGAATAGGAACATCATGATAAAATTAAAAACATTATTAGATGAATCATTTGGTGGCATGCTAGCAGCTGCAATTAGAGCAAACAACGCAATAACGCCACATAAAAACAAATTTAAAGTTGATCCTAAACAGGTAAAAGTTGGCGATGAATTAGAGTGGTATGGCAAGGATAAAGATCCTAGAGTAACTGGTACAATTTCAAAGATTGACTCTAAAGGCATAGAGATTACTAATCTTAAGGCAGTAGGTACTAAGAAGATGGATTATGGCCTTAAAGGAGTCACAATCAACGCTAATACAAAGTATTTTTATTTTGGTTCCTACAACAAAATGTTAAATCATTGGAAACTTAAAGACTCACAAGATACAGATCAAAACAATAATGGTTATCCAGATTCAACGGAAGGATCCTCAAATAATGAATTTACAGCATTGTTATCATCGTTAGAGTCTGATTTAAAGGCATATAATGGTGAAGAAATAACATATGAAGACGATGACGAAACAATGGAAATAACTGTAAGCATTTATCCAAGTGAACTCAAAAAAGAAATTGTCCAAGCCATTAACGTTATACTAAAAAAACATCCATTATTTGAGATAGACAAAGACACTATTGATCGATATCGAGATGAAGACGGCGTTACTTTAACATTTGATATCATTAAAAAATAAACAAAAAAAACTTAACCAATTACTTTGAATTAACCCATTTATTAATTATAATTAATAAGTAAACAGAATATATTATTAACAACTTAACAAAAGGCAAAAAATGGCTTTAAATTTAGACGCTATCAAAGCGAAGCTCAACCAGCTGAATAAGCAGGATGACAAAAAACAAAATTTGTGGAAACCTGAAACAGGCAAAACTCGTATTAGGATCGTTCCTTATATACACCGCAAAGACAATCCGTTCTTAGAATTGTATTTTCATTATGACATTAGCAAAAGATCTATGCTATCTCCGATTTCATTCGGTAATGCAGATCCAATTGTAGAGTTTGCAGAAAAACTAAAAAAGACGGGTGACAAAGACGAATGGTTAATGGGTCGCAAGATTGAACCAAAAATGCGTACATATGTTCCCGTAATTGTTCGTGGTAAAGAATCCGAAGGAGTTAAATTTTGGGGATTCGGCAAACAAATTTACACGGAATTATTAAGCATTGTTTCAGATCCAGATTATGGTGACATTACAGACTTGATGAATGGACGTGATATTGATGTTGAATTTACTCCAGCAGAAGGTGCAAATTTTCCAAAAACAACAATTCGTGTTAAGCCTGCAACTAGTGCAGCAACGGAAGACAAAGAAATTGCAACAAAAATCATGACTCAACCAGAGATTACAGATTTATTTCCTGAACCAACTTATGAAGAACTAGAAACAGCTCTTAAAGAATGGATGAATCCTGAAAATGCAGACGCAGATGTTGATTCTGAAGAAGCACCAGCAACTCCAACTAAAACCGCAAAACCAATTGCTGGTAAAGTAGAGGATGTTGCATCAGCATTTAACGATCTATTTAATTAAGGAGTAACAAATGGCAAAGAGCAAAAGCAAGTCAGAACTGGAAGACAGTTTAGCAAATACCCTAGCAGAAAGCATTAACAAGCAATTTAAAGGGCAGGCATTAAAAACTGCATTCTTTTTAGATGGTGATGATGATTCACCCAGCAATGTTAAAGAATGGATATCATCGGGATGCTCAATGCTCGATTTAGCAATTTCAAACCGTCCATATGGTGGATTTCCTGTTGGACGGATTACTGAAATTACCGGATTAGAAGCATCTGGTAAATCATTATTAGCAGCACACACTTTAGCAGAAACGCAAAAGAAAGGTGGATTGGCTGTATATATTGATACTGAGTCGGCTACTAGTTCCGAATTTTTATCAGCAATTGGTGTTGATTTAAAAACCATGTTGTATGTTCCATTAGAAACAATTGAAGAAATATTTGAAACCATTGAAACAATTGTTGAAGGTGTACGCAAATCAGACAAAGACCGTTTAGTTACAATTGTAGTAGACTCAATTATGGGTGCATCCACAAAAATTGAAATGTCAGCTGAATATGATAAAGATGGATATGCAACCAGCAAATCTATTATTTTATCAAAGGCAATGCGTAAAGTTACCAATTGGATTGCACGTGAACGAATTTGTTTGATATTTACCAATCAATTACGTGTCAAAATGGGCGTATCATTTGGTGATGCTTGGACAACGTCGGGTGGTAAAGCAATTCCATTCCATGCATCGGTTCGTCTTCGTCTTAAAAATACGGGGCAAATCAAAGCAAAGGTAAATGGAGCTGAACAAATTGTAGGAAGCAAAACAAATGTGCAAGTAGTTAAAAACCGAATGGGGCCTCCACATCGTAAAATAGATTATGAAATTTATTATGATAGTGGAATTGATAATTGGGGCGGATGGCTAGGCGTAATGAAAACATTTGATATAGTTGCACAATCAGGTGCATGGTATACAATGCAAGATGTAGATCATGAAACTGGAGAAACCTTTGGAGACGTTAAATTCCAAAGCAAAGATTTCATTGAAAAGGTAATCAACAACCCGGAAATGAAAGACAGGTTATATAAAAGAATTTGCGATGCTTACATATTCAAATATCAAGCAGGTGTCGATGGTGGAATTGATGATGTTATCATTGTCAATGAAGTAATTGATGAAGAAGGATAATGAACAAGTTTCAAAAATTATTTAACGAGTTACAACAAGAAAGAAGTTTAGGTCCATCAAACGTCAATGATCATCTCATGGTGTTTGATGGCTTAAACACCTTTATAAGAAGTTTTGGTGCTACTCCGGCATATAACGAAGATGGTGATCACGTAGGTGGTATTTCCGGATTCTTGTATTCAGTCGGCAAAACAATCAGAGACTTTAAACCTACTCGATGCATCATTGTGTTTGATGGTCGAGGCGGCTCGGCAAAAAGAAAACGAATTTATAAAGATTATAAAGGGAACCGAGCAAACAAAACCAAGTTGCGCAGACACGATCATCATGAGTCAACATTGGAACAAGAACAAGAATCAATGCGACATCAATTTAGTCGATTGATTTCATATCTAGATAATTTGCCTGTTACATTCATTTCAATGGATGGAATTGAAGCAGATGATACAATTGCATATATTGCTCAAATGTATGAAGACACTTGCAAAAAAATGACAATTGTTTCTACGGATAGAGATTTTTATCAACTAGTAGATGATCGAATTCAAGTTTGGTCTCCAATTAAAAAGAAAATGTATTCGGTTGATACTGTAATAGAAGAGTTTGGTGTTCATCCAAACAATATGGTTGTGTATCGATCATTTACAGGCGATGCGTCAGATAATATTCCTGGAGTTAATGGTATAGGACCAAAAACCATTTTAAAAGTAATTCCACAACTAGTAGAATCTACGGAATATACATTGGATAATTTATTTGCATTAAGCACTGAATCAGTATCTGCAAAGTCACCTAATTACAAAACATTTACAAAAATATTAGAAAATTCACATACGCTAAAACAAAATTGTGAATTAATGAATATTAAATTGTTGGACATTCCTGCGCAGACCGCCACAAAAATACGTGGGATAATGGAACAACCAATACCTGAATTAAATAGGGCAGAATTCCAACGCATGTTTTATGAAGATAAGCTGTGGGCAATAATGAAAAATGTTCCTGAATGGATAACTAATACCTGGTTATCGTTAAATGCATTTGCAAAACAAACGCACAAATAAATTTGAATTTACAGTAATTTTACTTATAATTGTTATATGACAGATAAATTATCGGACTACGGTTGGGGCTTTCAAGTTAAAGTTCTTGCTGCTATGTTTACGGATAGACTATTTTTACAGCAAATTTCAGATATTATACGTGCTGAATATTTTGAGTCTGATGCAAACAGTTGGTTATTAGATATCATATTAACACATTTCCGAGAATATAAAACACCGCCTAGCAAAGATGTTTTAAAAGTAAAAATAACGGAAATTGAAAATGACATATTAAAGGCAACCGTATTAGAACAATTGAAAGATGTGTTCAGATATATGGAGTCAGATGACTTGACATTTGTAAAAGATGAAATTTTAAAATTTTGCAAGAATCAGGAAATTAAACAAGCTATAATGGATTCGGTTAGTTTGTTAAAACATGGAAATTTTGACGAAATAAAAAGCAAAATTGATAGTGCCATGAAAGCTGGCGCCGATACCAATATTGGATTAGAATATGTAACGGATGTTGCTGCACGATACAATGAAGCAGCACGACATACAATAACAACCGGTTGGGATGTAATTGATGATTTGATGGATGGTGGACTAGCCCCAGGAGAATTAGGAGTTGTAATGGCACCTGCGGGAATTGGTAAATCTTGGCTTCTTATCAATATTGGAGCAAATGCAGTAAAAGACGGAAAAACAGTTATACATTATACATTGGAACTCAATGAAAATTATGTAGGCCAACGCTATGATTCAGTATTTACAGGAATTCCAGCACAAAATTTAAAAAATTATCGAGACGACATTGAAGCAAAAATGCTAACACTTAAAGGCGATTTAATTGTAAAATATTTTCCTACCAAATCAGTAGGAGTAATGGGCTTAAAGGCTCATATAGAAAAAACAATAATGCTCGGCAAAAAACCAGATCTGGTAATTGTGGATTATGGTGATTTGCTTAAAGTTAACATTAAAAAGGACAAGCACGAAGCCTTAGAGGACTTGTACGAAGAATTACGTGGTATGGCAGGGGAATATGAAATTCCAGTATGGACCGCATCACAAGCAGGAAGAAGCGCCTTAGAAGAGGATATTATTGAAGCAGACAAAATTGCATCATCATATGGAAAAGTAATGGTTGCTGACTTTTTAATGTCGCTTTCTAGAAAGGTAGAAGACAAAATGTCAGGAACGGGTAGAGGTCACGTTATTAAAAATAGATTTGGACCAGATGGCATAACATTGCCATGCAAAATTAATACAAATAATGGACAATTTCAATTCTTTGAACCACAAACTCAACAAGGAAAACAAACCACACAAATCATGAAAACAGGAGAAAACATGGTCAAGAAAAATTTAGCACAAAAGTTCAAAGATTTAGGCGGAACTTTAGGATAAAAACATATTTATATAAAATGGGTTAGGAAAGTGATTTCCGCCCTTTTTTTATCTAAAATCATTTACATATACAAACAAGGAGATTACGAACAATGGACATTTCAAACAAAATTTTAAGTGAAATTACGGTATACATGAAGTATGCAAAATATCTTCCAAACCTCAATAGAAGAGAATCTTGGGAAGAACTAGTTACAAGAAACAAACAAATGCATATTAAAAAATATCCGGCGTTAGTTGATGAAATCAATGCCGCATATGAATTTGTATATGCAAAAAAAGTATTGCCATCAATGCGTAGTTTGCAATTTGGTGGGAAATCAATTGATATATCACCCAACCGAATTTACAATTGTGCATATTTGCCAATTGATGACCACCGTGCATTTGGAGAAGCAATGTTTCTTTTATTAGGAGGCACGGGTGTTGGATATTCGGTTCAAAAACATCATGTAGAATTATTACCAGAAATACATAAACCAAATCCAAAAAAGATGCGTCGTTATTTGATTGCAGATTCAATTGAAGGATGGGCCGATGCAGTTAAGATGCTTGTTAAATCATATTTTGTTGGCGGATCATCTTACAATTTTGATTTTTCAGATATTCGTGCCAAAGGTGCAAGACTTGTTACTTCAGGAGGAAAGGCTCCAGGACCTCAACCATTAAAAGAATGTTTGATGAAACTGCAAGGAATTTTAGATACAAAAGAAGATGGCGACAAATTATCTCCAATTGAAGTTCATGATATGGTTTGCCATGTTGCAGATGCAGTATTAGCAGGTGGTATTCGTAGAGCAGCACTTATAGCATTATTTTCAGCAGATGATGAAGAAATGATTGCATGCAAATCAGGTAATTGGTGGGAAATCAATCCACAAAGAGGTCGTGCTAATAATTCAGCTACATTAATGAGACACAAATTAACAAAAGAATTCTTTATGGATCTTTGGAAGCGTGTTGAATTATCTGGAGCAGGAGAACCTGGTATATATCTTACAAATGATAAAGATTGGGGAACTAACCCATGTTGTGAAATTGCATTACGTCCATTTCAATTCTGTAACTTGTGTGAAGTAAATGCATCTGACATTGATTCTCAAGAAGATTTTGAAAATCGAGTTAGAGCAGCAGCATTTATTGGAACATTGCAAGCAGGATATACCAACTTTCATTACCTACGTCCAATTTGGCAACGTACAACTGAAAAAGATGCACTTATTGGAGTATCAATGACAGGCATTGGATCTGGAACAGTATTGGGATATGACATGAAAGCTGCAGCAAAAACGGTTAAAACGGAAAATGAAAGAGTTGCTGCACTTATTGGTATTAATCGATCCGCACGAACAACCACAGTAAAGCCTGCAGGAACAACATCATTAACATTAGGCACAAGTTCAGGAATACATGCTTGGCACAATGATTATTATATTCGTAGAATCCGTGTTGGAAAAAATGAAGCAATTTACACGTATTTAGCAAAAAATCATCCCGAGCTAATTGAAGATGAATATTTCCGTCCACACGACACGGCAGTAATTTCTATACCACAACAGGCACCAGAAGGAGCAATTATGAGATTCGAGTCACCATTTCAATTATTAGATCGAATCAAAAAAGTTCATTTAGAATGGGTGAAGCCAGGTCATAGATCAGGAAACAATACACACAATGTATCGGCAACAGTTTCATTGAAAGATGATGAATGGGAATTAGCAGGTGATTGGATGTGGAACAATAGAGATCATTATAACGGCCTATCAGTTTTACCATATAATGGCGGAACCTATATTCAAGCCCCATTTGAAGATTGCACCAAAGAAACATATGAATCAATGATGAAATCTTTGAAGGGTATTGATTTGAGTCAAGTAATTGAATTGGATGATAATACAGACCTATCAGGCGAATTGGCTTGTGCAGGCGGAGCGTGTGAGATTAAATAATGATACAACCAGCATCAAAAGATTGGATACAACAAACCTTTGTAAGGGAGTTTGGAAACAAGCTCCTGGCTACGGACTTTTACTATAATGAAGACGGATATCGTGTAATGACTGAATCATATCATGTACGACGCGGATCATGTTGTGGTAATGGTTGTTTGCATTGTCCATACACGCCAAAACATGAGACCAATAATACCAAGTTGAATAATATTTATTAATATGATTAAACTAAAAAATTTATTATTAGAAGTACATATTGATAACAAATTCCAACGTGAATTAATTGATAGGATAAATGATGAGTATAGGGAAGATTACAAATCATTAACACCACAAGAAATTAACGATGGTTATTGTGATATGTGGGCTTCATTGTTTGTGGATCGTTTTGGCGGAGATCATCAATGGTCTTTTGATTTTCCAAATGATCCAAATGGACATTCGTGGGTAAAATTAAATAATAAATTTTATGATGCTGAAATGACTACGGGTACAACAAAATTAATAAATTTGCCGCATTTTCAACGAGCTATAAAAAAATATGGCACTGATTGGTTAGATACTAAATTCTTTAATAATATTCAAAAAACAAAATATGATGCATCAAATATCAATAAAATTGAGGAAATAGGACCTCAAAATTTTATTGAGATGTATTTGGATTGGCTAGAAGAGTTATTAAATGATTTAGAAGATTCTAATGATATTGAAGCCATTAAACGGTACGATACAGTATTAAATGCTAGGTTTGCATTAGAAGATGCTGATTCTACGGAAATTATACAATATCTACAACGAAAATATGGCAATGATGTCGATCAGATAATATTAAAAATAATCGGCGATACAACAAAATATGATGCATCAGGCATTGATACACCTGGCAATCCTAACATGTAATAAGTTTGCATAAAACTTTGAAATTCCAATAAAATATATTATATTAATATAAGAACAAGTTATGACAAGAAAACATCTAGAAACAGTTGCCCCTGGATATGCGAACGGTATATCATTGCAATTAGCAGTAAAGCAAACTTTAGAAGGTCCTGACGCTCAATTAACTCAGCAAGAAAAACAACAAATAATTGATAACGCTGCATATCATTACGGTTTATTTTTAACGGCACTAGGAGTATCTTGGGAATCAGATCCAAATTCATCTAATACTCCTAATCGAGTTGCAAAAGCATATGTAAACGATTTATGGAAAGGCAGATATGAACCAATGTCAGACATTACTTCATTTCCAAGTGATGGGTATGACGGAATTGTATTCGAAGGCGGTATTCCATTAACATCAATGTGTAGCCATCATCACCAAACCATTTCCGGAAAAGTTCATGTTGCATATATTCCAGCAGAAAATGGAAATGTAGTTGGATTAAGTAAAATTAATCGAGTAGTAGAACATTTCGGCAGACGCGGAGCTATACAAGAACAATTAACTGTAGCAATACAACATGCAATTGATGAACTTATAGAAGATAACAAAGGTGTTGCTGTAATGATTGAAGCAACTCATAATTGTGTATCTTGTAGGGGAGTAAAACATATAGGCGCTTCAATGAAGACCGCAAAATTATCCGGAGCCTTTTTAGATGATGGAAATGCTAGGTCTGAATTTTATCAATTTGTAAAAGGTTATTAATGAAAAGATTACACGTAAAATTAATTAAATGGATATCCAATAAATTTGGATACAAGATTGCAATGCTTAAAGCAGCAAACGGAACAACAACTGTTGAAGGAGATATTGAACTATTAAGATATGTTGATATATCCGGATATTTCTTTAAGAAAAAACCAATTTCTAGAATACAAGCTTCTAGAGCTCCAAGATCAGCCAAAGAAATGTTTTTAGCTGAACCAGTTCCTAATATTGATAATGTTGAACCGATAGTAAAACTTACATCGAAGCAACTTAAAGATTTACAAATAATAAAATAAACTATGGCAAAGTATAATTCAACAAAATTATTTGATGGTTACTCAACTTGTTTCCGGCAATGGCGAGCAGAGGATACTCATTGCAAATTCTTACATGGATATGCAGTATCTTTTAAAGTTTGGTTCGAAGGCGAATTAGATCATCGTAATTGGGTATGGGACTTTGGTGGTATGAAGCGATCTAAAACTAAAATTGCTGGAATGTCTCCTATAGAATATTTTTCATTTTTGTTAGATCATACTACAGTTGTAGCTATTGATGATCCATATTTAGAGAAATTTCAACAAATGGATGAAGATGGTATCATACAATTACGCATACTACCGGCAACAGGATGTGAAAAATTTGCAGAACATTTATATTATATAATCAATGCATTCTTAAAAGAAGAAACACAAAGTAGAGTAAAAGCAATAAAAGTAGAAGTTTATGAACACGAACGAAACAGCGCAAGCTACAGTGAATAATGATACGTATGTATCACTTTATGAATATTTAGGTAAAGGGTCTCGAGACACCGGAGTTGGAAAACTAGTTTCGGCCGAAGCATTAAAACGTGGTATTAAACCTCAAGTTAAATTGCTGCCTAAAGAAATGCAAAGGCCAGAATTTAATTCAGTACAAGCATACCCAATGTCATTCTTAGATGAATACTTTGCTAATAATCTAGAACATGATATGACGCCATTTGTACGAAGATCTGCATTAACTATAGTACAAGCAAGAATTGATACCCTAGAAAAAAATTATGCAGAGTTAATTAAACTACTGCCAAATGCAACAATTGAATTAACAGCAGAAGATACACAAGACGACGATTTACCATTTTAATTATGAATAAAAGAATAGAAGATTACAACAAGACACTACCAATTCTAGAACTATACCGCTGTATACAGAGTGAAGGTTCAAGATTTGGACGTCCAACAATCGCAGTAAGAACTACCGGATGTACTCACCGATGCTTTTTTGGTGAAGGAGGGTGGTGCGACAGCTGGTACACAAGTATTCATCCGGAAAAAGGAACATTTACGTTCCAGGACATTATTAACATTTATGATGAGAACCCACACATTAAAGAAATGATGTTGACGGGTGGATCACCCACAATGCATCCAGCATTGGTAAACGAACTAACACACTTTGCACATGAAAGAGATATACTCATTACTATTGAAACTGAAGGTAGCCATTTCGTACCTACCGACTATCCTATTGGCCTTATATCTCTCAGTCCAAAGTTTGGTAATTCTGTACCCGTACTTGGTGCTGTTACGCCTCAAGGAGCGATTGTGGATCAAAGAATGATTGATCAACATAACAAGTTTAGAATGAAGCTTGCTACAATGAGCCAGATGATTCACTTCCATACAGATTACCATTTTAAACCAGTATGGGACGGAACGGACAAGAATCTACAAGAAATTGAAAACATTCGCACTCTACTTAATATCCCAAAAGACAAAACATATATCATGCCCGCAGGAGATACTAGAGAAACTCTTGTAGAGATGTATCCACTCGTATTCGATATGTGTGCTGAGAAGGGATATAACATGACCGGCAGAGACCATATAATTGCATTTGACACTAAACGAGGAGTATAATGAACTACACAGTAACAACAACATTTGGAAATAACGTAAAAATTACATATATTATAACAAAATGAAAAAGATACTTTATTTTACAGCAGATTGGTGCGGACCATGCAAAATGATTAAACCACAGCTTCTAGAAGCTTCTAATCAAATATCAATAACATTTATCGATGTAGATACAAATTCATCAACCGCAGAACGATACAATGTTAAAAATATACCTTGTGCTATATTAATTGATTTAAATGGCCAAGAAAATGGAAGATTGGTTGGATCAAATATATCTAAACAATCAGTAATAAATTTATATAACAAATAAAAAAAAAGAATCAGTTATGAATTGGAAACCAATTGGAGATCAAGTACTCCTAAAACAACTAGAAAAACAAGACAAAACAAAGAGTGGTATCATTATAATGAACTCATTGGATGATTATATTGAATGTGATGTTATGGCCGCAGGAGACGGGTTATTTACGCAAACAGGTACAAAAATACCAATGACTGTTAAAGTTGGAGATCGCATAAAAATCTATTCCGGAAATTTAGGAGCACAAAAGAAAGTGCAAGTAGAAAATAACGATTTTATTTTGGTTCGAGAACATGAAATTGCTATGATAAATACAAAACCATGATTGAAATCTTAGGGTGGCTTAGTACAACCTTAGTTTTAGCTGGATATGTATCAAATGCTAGAGGGTGGACTAAGACAGCCATGATTACCTGGATTATAGGAGATACTGGATGGATTACGTATGACTTTTTTATTGATAATTTTAGTCATCTTGTATTAAGTTTAGTTATTATAGCAATTAATGTTTACGGAATTTATAGATTATGGAAAAACTTATCAGTCAAGAAAAAATAGCACACCGAGTAAAACGGTTAGCAAAAGAAATTTCAAAAGATCATATACAAAGCGGTAACACGTTGCCACCAATAATGATTTGCATATTAAATGGTTCTATACATTTCTTTTCAGATTTAATTAGGGCAATGAAAATTGATTGTGAAATTGATTTCATTCGATTAAAATCGTACAAAGGACAAGATAATTCAGGCGGTATACAAGTCCTTAAAGGATTGGAATTAGAATTAAAAGGTCGTCGAGCATATATTGTTGATGACATTTGCGATTCTGGCAGCACACTATTAGAAGCACTGTTTATGTGCAATAGTAAATTAGTACAAGAAGTTAGAGTTGTTACATTGTTGAAACGCAAAGATGGTGTCGATATGACTGATTTTTGCGGATTTACTATCGACAAAGAATGGGTTGTGGGCTATGGGCTTGACAATAATGGAACACAACGAGAATTACCACACATATATAAATTAAATTAATGTATAAAGCAATCGGTTATGATAAAAAAGCGGGCATCATGCACGTTTGGGATGATGAATTAGGACATCGCAAATTTCCTTTTCAGGCATATGGATATTTACCAAATCCAAATGGAACATATCAAGCACTTGACGGAACACGATTGAATCAAGTACCTGGCAATCATCGAGATAATCCTAAATCATATGAATCTGACTTAAATGAAGAAGTTAGAACATTGATTGATTTATATTATGAATCAGATGAGCCGTCTAAAGGACATAAAGATTTCTTTTTTGATATTGAAACTGCAAAAGATGAAAATGGCTTCAGCACAATACAAGATGTTCGCACCGCAATTACTTCGATTGCATATTATGATAAAGCAGGAAAAGATCGAAGAGTATTGATCTTAGACGAACAAGGTCGCATCAAAGAACGTGAAATACAAGGCGAAGGATATGCAATAGAAATATTCCGCAATGAAAAAGATCTATTAACTAGATTTATCAACATATTTGCACAAATACAACCAACAGTTATAACCGGGTGGAATACAGACGGATATGATGTTCCTTATTTGTTAGGCCGATGCAAAAAAGTATTGGGTGCACAAGCAATCAAGAAATTTTCTCCTGCCGGCATAGTAGAACAAGGCAGAACCGGTAAATGGAAGATACTTGGAGTTTCTAGTTTAGATTACATTAAATTGTATAAAAACTTTACATATACCGAACTACCTAATTATCGATTAGACACAGTTGCTAAAAAAGAATTGGATCGAGGTAAAGTTGAATATGATGGAGACTTGGATACATTGTTTACCCAAGATATTCATAAATTTGCATATTATAATATGACGGATGTTGATCTTGTTTATGAAATGGATGAAAAGCTTCAACTTTTAAATTTAGCAAGATCGATTTGTCACAAAGGGCATGTTCCATATGAAGATGTATATTATGCATCCAAATATTTGGATGGTGCTGCCATTGTTGATTTAAAACGCAATGGATTTGTTGCACCGAACAAGCAATTTAGATTTATTGAAGAAGAAACAATGGCAGATGCATTAGCTGGTGCATATGTAATGGCACCTGTACCTGGCCTGTATAAATGGATATATGACTTAGATTTAACTTCATTGTATCCAAGCATCATTATGACTGCAAATATATCTCCAGAAACTAAAGTAGGAGTTGTAGAAAATTGGAATCAAGAATGCATGTTAAACTCAGATTCAATGCCGGCTACAATAACATTGGCTTCTGGTAAAACACAACAAGTTGATAATGTTAAAACATGGTTGGCACAACACAATTATAGTATTGCTAGCAACGGCGCTACATATAACAATGAACAACGAGGGTTTCTTCCAACTATTCTAGAAAAATGGTTTAATGAACGTGTTATCTTTAAAGATAAGCGTGACACATTTAAATTTGGTACAGAAGAATATAAATTTTATGATGCATTGCAATTAACACAAAAAGTATTGCTTAATTCATTTTATGGAGTTTTAGGACTTAAAACATTTCGTTTCTATGATTTAGATAATGCCGGAGCTATTACAGCAGTAGGTCAAAGTGTAATAAAATTTTCAGCTAAGGTTATTAATAACTATTACAAAAAAGAATTGGGAGTTGACCACTTTATTAATGATAGCGGAGACAAAGCAGAATTTGCATTTTACACTGATACGGATTCAACCTTTTGTAGCAGTTTGCCATTAATTGAACACCGATTTCCTGGATGTGACACTAACGATGAAACATTCATGATTGAACAAACTAATGCAATTGCATCTGAAATACAAACAACGGTTAATACAATGTATGACCAATATGCAAAAGTATTCCATAATACAACCGCACATCGATTCCAAATTAAACAAGAATATATTGCAAAATCCGGTTTATGGATTGCCAAAAAAAGATATGCCCAATGGGTTATATTCAAAGAAGGCAAATCTACGGATAAATTGGATGTAAAAGGATTAGATGTTGTTAGATCCAGTTTCCCGGAAGATTTCAAAAAGATAATGAAAGAAACATTGTGGTATATCCTTAAAGGAAGAAACAAGCAAGATACTTCAACATTGATACATAACTTTAAAAATAACATTAAAAGTTCCAAAGTATTGAATGTAATGAAGAATTCAAGTGTTAAAGAATTATCTAAATATATCAAAAAACGTAAACCGTTTACCGGTTATATAAAAGGATCGACAGCACACGTAAAAGCCGCAATTAATTTTAATGATTTATTGAGTACATTAACTACGGATATATTACCTATATCAGACGGCGAAAAAGTAAAGTGGGGCTATTTAGTAGGCAATCCGTACGGGTTTGAAACTATTGCATTACGAGGTTATTTAGATCCACCCGAAATAGTTGCATTTGCAGAACAATACATTGATCACAATAAAATGTTCACGGCAGACCTAAGCAACAAATTCAATGATTTCTATGCAGCAATGAGTTGGGGTGCATTACCAGAAAATAACAATGCAAAAAAGTTTTTTAACTTTGGATAACAAATTGTTTTTTTTTTGTGTTATATTTATATGTAAATAAGGAAAATTATGATAAAATTAAAAACCGTACTTGCAGAAAATATGCGCCGATTTGGTACGAAAAACTTAAACGAAGGAATGTTCAGTAATTTTTTACAAAGTATATTAGGAAAAACTGATGCGATGGTTGATTTTCTTACTATTTTAGAATTTGCAAGAAAAGATAAAGACGGAGAAAACGCCGATGAAGCGGTTCAGTATTTAATGGATAAACATAATGTATCTGCAGATGAAGCGTTAAAAACTGTTACCCATGTTTATGAAAAATTTGGTCCATGGATCGAATTAACTAGAAAATAAATAATTATTTATATGTAAGATAAAGAACCAAAATGACAAATTAAAGTACTAGCAGCAATGTTAGTACTTTTTTACTGTTATAAAGGTTGGATAATATAAATACATTTATTATAATATAGTATGATTGGTTATAAAACACATTGGTACGGCAAAGAAATAGAAGGCCGTTACACTGATATCGAAACATTGTTTATTGCAGACATTAAAGCACTAGACAGAATTGTAGCAGGAAAAAATCCACACGTTTATTTTTGTTCCGGTGCAACCGCCCAATTGATCGACGATGATCGATGGGCTACGGTATTCAGAATGATTTCTGATACTAGTTTCATAACAATCGAAGTTACTCCCGGTATGTTAGAAAAGATACCACCAATGATTCGAATTCGCGCACACATCTTGTTAATGTTAAATTGTACTGATGCCGCATTGTTAAAACAATCAGACAGCATTAAGGTTGTATATGCAGATTATTCTTTGTATTGTACAACGGTACATAATATGCAACATGTTGTCCCAGATATGTATAAATTTGATAGAGATAAACAATGATAAGAGGAGTTATAGCAGGAAACTTTGATGTAATACATCCAGGATACATTGCCATGTTTGATGAATGCAAAAAGCACTGCGATAGATTAATAGTGTGTCTACATGAAGATCCATCCGTTGAACGACCAGAAAAACTTAAACCAATATTACATTGGAGCGACCGAGTAAAGATACTTGATTCACTTAGGCAAGTTGATTTTGTATTTCCATATCAAACAGAAGCTGATCTATATGAAGCTCTAGTTAAAGGAGACTTTGATGTTAGGTTCTTAGGCGATGATTATGTAGGAAAAACTTATACCGGTTATGAATTAAACATTCCTATAAAATACCTAAACAGAGACCATGGATGGTCAACAACTAAATACAAACAATTAATAGCAGATTCATTAAAATGAAATACAGCGTAGTAGTAACATTTAACATTGAAGGATTTCATAATTGGCCTGATGCAAAAGAAATATTTCCACAAGTAGCATTCTTATCGGATAGACATAGACATATGTTTGGATTCCGTTGTTATGCAAACGTAACACATACTGATCGCGATGAGGAATTTATATTGTTAAACAGAAAAATACAAAAAGGATTGCGAATTGGATTTTCTGGATCTGAAACAAATGTATTAGAATTTGGATCAATGTCGTGTGAAATGATTGGAGAATGGTTGTTAGAATCATTTCCAACGTTGTATAAAGTAGAAGTTTGGGAAGATTGGGAGAATGGAGCAATAATTGAAAGATAATATGAAAATATTTTTAGTAGACTTAGAATCAATACCGACACGATATACTTGCGAGTGGAAGACACATGTTCCACAATTATTGCGTGATAATGGATTTGATGTTCAAGTTATAGAAGGAGATCATACAATTCCAGAATCAACAACACCTGGTGCATTTTTGAACTTTGGTGGTACTAACATGTACAAAGCAACACAGCTTCACAAGTTGTCTGAATTATTTACATTAGGTAAGATTACCGCAGGAGACCATATCATTTTTACAGATGCATGGCACCCAGCTATTATCAATGTAAAATATATGAGTGAACTTCTAAATATTCCGGTTGTAATGCACGGACTTTGGCACGCGGGTTCATATGACCCGAATGATTTTTTAGGTCGGCTCGTAGGAGATAAACCATGGATTAGGCACGCTGAACAAGCCTTTATTGGAGCACTAGATCATAATTGGATTGCAACCGCAGCACATTTTCAAATGATATGTAAAACATATGATGTATTTTTAAATTCAACGTTTGATCAAACAGGCTGGCCAATGGAATATACCCATAATATGATTACGCCTAAACCATTTAATGAAAAAGAAAATATTATTGTTTTCCCGCACCGAATAGCACCTGAAAAACGATTAGATTTGTTTCAAGAATTAGCATCGCAGCCAGAATTAGCACATTATCAATTTATTGTAGCAATGGATCTAAATTTGACTAAAACACAATATCATGAACTTCTTCAAAGAGCAAAGTTTGCAGTATCATTTGCAGATCAAGAAACATTGGGAATTTCAATGTATGAATCAGCTTGTGCAGGAGCATGTACAATTGTTCCTAATAGATTATCATATATGGAAATGTATCATCCTATGTTTAAACATGCAGATTCAGTAAATGAGGCTGTGGCTGCAATATTAAAATATGAACAACAAGACTTAACAAATGATATTGCTAAATTAACAAATTATTTACATGACCGATTTTTTTCAGCAACAAGATTAATTAATTTACTAAAAGAATATAAAAACAATGAAAGAACAAGATAAGCGGTTCATATATTTTCCGTCGTTGTCTGCAGGCTCAATGGTCTCGGCATTCAAGAAAGATATGAAATTTGAAAATGGAGACCCGGTAAAGTTCTTCGACTCAAGATATCCAGATAAGTGGAGGCACCCATATTTTCTAATCACAGCAGGACACCATTACAAGAAAATGGATTTCCGAGACACGATGGGCTTAGAAAAAGATGTTCTAGTATTTGGAGATTCAGGAGGATACCAAATAGCAACAGGAGCATTACCATATAGCAACGAATTGCGCGAAAAAATATTTCATTGGTTAGAAGCTAATAGTGATGTAGCAGCAAACTTAGATATTCCACCTAAAACAAAATATCGAAATAAATTTGCAGAATGTGCTGACATTAGTTATGACAATTTTGCTTATTTTGAAAAACATCAAAGCGGTAAGACAAAATACCTTAACATGTTGCAAGGCTCTAACACTGATGAATATACTTGGTGGTATCATAAATTTAAACATTTTGATTTTCAAGGTTGGGCAATTGGAGGTCCACAAAAATTAGTAGACTTTATGTTTGCGGTTGCATTGATGCTCAAAGAAAAAACATTTGAAAATCCTAGACTAGAATATTTGCACTTATTGGGTATTAGCAAAATATCCGACTTTTTTATTCTAGCAACATTGCAAAAATTAATGAATAAAAATTATGGCAATAGAATCTATGTAACAACGGATTCATCATCGCCAGGACAATATCCGGTATTTGGAACATATCTTCATTCAGCAAATTATAAAACACAAACCTTTTCGGAATTGTATTTTCCTAAAAATGCTGAATATAGAAGACAAGCTCATATTCGTCAAGGAAAAATTGGAGAAGTATCTATTGATCTATCACAACATGTACCATGTGCATTACATTGTCCAGCATGCACCGACTTTACATATGATTTGCTAGGAGGAAAAACAGATGCTGGATTAGATCGATATTCACAAGAAGCTATGCCTAGAATGGTTGTTCACAATGTGCATTTATATGTGCAATGTGCAGAAGAAATCAATCAACTAGTAGACAGCCATGTAGAATTGCTAGAAACAGTAATACCAAGAGACTTGTATGATGTTATCTTGTCACTGCATGAAATGTTTGCCGATCCTGACGCAGCATTACAAACATATGAAAAATATATTAAAACATATAAAAAGTTTGGTGGAAGTAGTATATCAACCACCGATGCCGAAAATTTCAATAAATACTTTACATTTTAAAAACAAATAAAACAATGGAAAAAAGCAAATTACAATCATTTATTAATCGTTATTATTTAGCAGGAAATTGCGAGGCAGTTATCCTTAAAGAAAACGAAACAGGTGTCGGCTGTGAATTAATCGACATGGATCAAACCGTAGTTGGAAAGATTCAATGGAATACAACTCCTTTCATGAAAGGCATGTTAGGTATCAATCATACAGGTGCATTAACTAAGATGTTAAGTGCATTAGGTGAAAAAATTGAAATTGAAGTTAAAGATGCAGCCGGCAAGAATTATGCAATGTGTATTTCGGAAGGAAGCACCCGCGCAACATTCATGTTAGCAGATACAACGGTTATTCCAGCAGTTCCAAGCATTAATGCAGAACCAGAATATGTTGTACAAGTTGCCGTTAATGATGACTTTATTAACAAATTCATTAAAGCAAAAAATGCATTACCAGACGCAAAGAATTTTGCAGTACAAGTTAAATCAGGAGTTGTTAAATTTATTATCAATTATACAACAGTTAATTCCGATAACATTACTTTTGAAGTAGGAACAACAACGGCTGACGATATGGAGCCTGTATGCTTTTCGGCAGACAAATTAAAAGAAGTATTAGTTGCAAATAAAGGCGACGTAGGACAATTGCATGTTTCTCCCGATGGATTATCTCGAATAGATTTTGTTGGAACTGATTTTGAATCTAGCTATTGGTTAGTAATGTTACAAAATTAATATGCAGATAGATATAGTAAATAAATCACCCAATGCGCTACCGGCATATGAAACTCCTAGTAGCGCAGGAATGGATGTTCGTTGTGTGGATAAACTTACAGTAAACCCAGGCGAACGAATATTAGCAAAAACGGGACTTTATGTAGAAATTCCAATTGGATATGAAATACAAGTAAGACCTAGAAGCGGATTAGCATTAAAACAAGGAATAACTGTATTGAATACTCCCGGCACTATTGATGCTGACTACCGAGGAGAAATAGGAGTAATATTAATAAATCATAGTTCAACTGTTGTTGAGTTTATGCCAGGAGACAGAATTGCACAAATTGTATTGAATAAAATTGAAATAATACAATGGAACCAATCCAATTCATTAACTGGAACAAAACGTGGCACTGGAGGATTTGGATCAACAGGAAAATAACATATGTACGGACAACAAGAAAATACACTTTGGACAGAATCATTCCGTCCTAACACATTAGAAGGATATATCGGTAATGAACATATCATCGAAAAAGTTAAAATATTTATTGCCAATGGTGATGTGCCGCATCTATTATTTTACGGCTCGGCAGGAACCGGTAAAACTACATTGGCAAAGATTATTGCAAATAGCGTCGATGCTGATCTAATGTATATTAATGCATCAGATGAAAACTCAGTTGATGCAGTTAGAGATAAAATTAAACGTTATGCATCAACAGTAGGATTTAAACGTTGGAAAATCATTATTCTAGATGAAGCAGATTATTTGACACCAAATGCCCAAGCAGCTCTTCGTAACTTGATGGAAACATATAGCAAAACAACACGTTTCATTTTAACATGCAATTATGTTGAAAAGATTATCGATCCAATTCAATCACGTTGTCAAACATTTGCTATTATGCCTCCCAACAAAACAGATGTAGCAAAGCGACTAGTATCAGTATTAGAAGAAAAACAAGTGCAGTATGACATCAAAGATATTGCAGCAATCATTAATGCATCATATCCAGATATTCGTAGAGCAATTAATACAGCTCAAAGTTGTGTAATTGAAAATCGATTAACATTGGATAAGGCAAGTGCAATACAAGCAAATTACATGACCGAAGTACTTGAAATGCTTAAGAATGCTAAAGACAAAAAAGTTGCATTCACTAACATTAGACAATGCATTGCTGATAGCAAAGTTAGAGACTTTACTCCAATGTATACTTTCTTGTATGATAATTTGGATGAATTTGCTCACGGCCACATTGCTCCATGCATTTTGATTATTGCAGAATCGCAATTTAAAGATGCTAGCGTGGTTGATAAAGAAATTAATATAATGGCAATGTTTGTAAACATACTAGGAGAAATTTAAAATAATGTCGATATCGTATCACAAAAGCATGGTAACTGTTATATTTAAAACATCTAATAGAGCTAATGCTAAAACAAAAATAAAAACGTTTCGCAACAAATCAATTGATGATATTTTATCGGCTAAACGAATAATAGGAATTCCAGAGACTTCAATTATTTTGGAATTAGGAATCGGCAAAGAATTAGAATATCAATACAGAAAACGATATAAATTATAATGGCAAAGCAAAAAGTTATTAAATCAGCTAATACTATTAAAGCGGCAACATTGTTTGATTTTATTGATGGTGTTACTCATAAAAAGAAAGAATGGTCTGCCTGGACTGATATGGATCAAAAAGCATTTAGTCCATTCATGACAAATCGATTCTTATCAATGCGTATGGAGCTTACGGAACTTATTAATGAGTTTCAAACATATACAATTGGATTATTACGGCCACAAGAAACTTATCGATTGTATTATGATTTATTGCCTACTAACAAAACATATGCAAAATACATAAAAGGCAAATCCGAAGATAAATTCGATAAAGCATTAGTTGCTCAAATTGCAGAACATTATCAAATTAGTTTGTATGAAGCTGCAGATTACGTGGAATTAATGGATACGGCTGAATGTGAACGAATCTTAACGTTATATGGATATAGTGATGGCGACAAGAAAAAATTATTAAAAGGAATCAAATGAGCAATATACATACACAATCACATTACAGAGGTAAAGACAGCCTTTATAAATTTGCTGAAGAGTGGGCATTAAACGCCTATGAATTTGATATCATTAAACGTGTTGTAAGATGTCGACACAAAGGTTCCTTTACGGAAGACTTAACAAAGACTCAAGACTTAATTGACATTTATCTACAAGAGCAACAACATAAATATATCAAGGTAACGCCAGATTACCTAGAGCTCGATGATCCATTTATTTCTACAGATGTAATGCCGTTATAGGTTTGAATATGCAATAAAATTTTATATACTATATTTATATAAAAATTTAAAGGATAGTATTATGAAAAAAAACATCTTAGCAGAAAATATGCGCCGATTTGGTACGAAAAACTTAAACGAAGATGAAGATCAAAATAACAATGGATACCCAGATGATTCCGAATCAGTCCTTAAAGGCGGAACTGGAATTGATGGTATTAAACGATCCACCGGGAATAAAGTAAAACAATTTATTAAACTAATAGGTAAAGATTCTGTAGATTGGTTTGATAACTTAGATGTTAATTATCTCCCATCACAATATGCGTCAGCATTAAAAAAATTAGGAATTAATCAACATACTGCATTAGTAGCACCATATGAGCTTCGAGGTAATGATATTAGCGATATTATCAATGCAGCAAATCAATCTAATATACGCTATATTGAAATTTTAGACAGAGCCGGAGGCGGGCGACTAATTATATTTACATCAAGACAATAAGTTAAAATTAATACTTTTTAAAACTAAGATACGGTGCAATCATTAACGGTTGCACTTTTTTACTGTTTTATAGGTTTGAATATGCAATAAAATTTTATATATTATATAAAAAAGTTATGGCAAATCATGTTTATACTCAATTAGACATTGAATTTATAAATCAGCAAGATACAGCAAAATTTTCGGAATGGATTGGACATACTCCTACTATTGAAAATACAACGTTTGGTGCACGCATTGAAGCATGTTGCAATATCATGTTAGATAATTTATATCCAGACAAACAAGATACCAATGCATACTACATTGAAAATTTAGGTGCTAAATGGATTTATTTTGATGATGTAGATCAGTCTGAAACTACTATGCATATTTCATGGACAACTGCATGGGACTTCCCAGAAAAATTATTTTGGAAATTATCTGATTTTCTTCGTATTGAATACCCAGGTGCAAAAATACAAGGAACATTTGAAGATGAAGGATTTGGCTTTGTAGGTGCATGTGCATCAAATCAACAATCACGCAATATTGAATATTTTAATCCAGATGAAGAATTTTTTGAAGGCTCCGAATATAAAGATGAGGATGATTGTTTTACTGATGAATTCTATAATGATATAATTAGCAAAAAACAAGAATTGTTAGATACATGTATTAACAATATTATTCCAACCATATGAAATCCGGAAATTATTTAGCTCCTATATATCGTTTATCAATACGAGATGCAGCAACCGTACCTAGAAAGATATCATATTCTCAATGGTCCATGTATGAACGATGTCCCCTATCCTGGAAGTTGGCATACATTGATGGACTAGCCCCATTCCAAGCATCAATTGATACATGTTTTGGAACTGCCTTTCACGAAACATTTCAACACTTTCTAACGGTATTGTATACAGATTCAGTTAAGAAAGCAGAAAACATAAATTTTCAAGAAGTATTGACAAATAAACTTCGCGAAGAATATGCTCGATGTGTTGCAGAGTCAGGAGGAGTTCATTTTTCAACTGCCTTGCAAATGGCAGAATATTTAGAAGATGGCGTTGCCATTTTTGATTGGTTTGCAAAAAGACGTTCACAATATTTTTCTAGCAAAAATTATGAATTAGTAGCAATTGAAATGGAACTATGTACTCCAGCATCAAAAGCAAATCCATCTGTATTTTGGTATGGGTTTATTGATGTTGTTATTAGACACGTTCCTACCGGCAACATTGAAATATATGATATAAAAACATCCCGACAAGGTTGGAACAAATATCAAAAAGCAGACAATTTAAAAGCAGCACAGCTAATTGCATATAAAAATTACTTTGCACAACAATTTGGTACGCCTATAGAAAAAATTGATGTTGAATTCTTTATTGTGAAACGAAAGATGATTGAAGAATCAATGTTTCCACAAAAGCGAGTGCAAAACTTTAAACCTGCATCAGGAACAGTAACACAACGCAAAGTACAAAAACAAATTGATGCATTTGTTGAATCATGTTTTGATTTGGACGGAAATCGCAATGCCGAAAAAAAATATATGGCAATATCAGGTAAAGGCGATAAAAATTGCAAGTATTGTGCATTCAAAACAGATTATGAAAATTGTCCTAAAGATGCTAGGATTCGTGAATAAAATTCATTATAATAATATATGTACAAGCACCAACATGTTTATGTTTATCAATTTGAAATGAATAATCATAGTACCTGGCCAGGCAAACATACATGCAATATGAATTATGTATTATGCACAAACATAACTGATCCGAATCACAAAGAAAATAAAACATTGTTGGAACACATGTTACGTACAATTTATGGGTTTATGCCAAAGTATGTTAAATTTTTATATGAAAAGAAATGACACAAATTGCAATAATTGGAAATACAGATTGGCAAAACAAACGCAAAGTACAACAAACACTTCAGGAACTAAAAAAACGATTTAACGAAGATTTAATAGTTGTTGGTGCAGGAGGCACTGAAGGAGCAAATAGTATGGTTAGAAAATATTCATTAGAGTTTGGGATACAATACAAAGAATATAATCCATCATTTTCAGGACGCAACATGTATTCAGCAATGCCTGATTCATATTATGGAAAGCCATATCATTTTTCTCAGTTGCATCACCGCATGAAACTTATTGCAGAGCAATGTGATCATATGTTGATACTAACAAATGAAGATACATTGGATCCAGTATTAAAAACAGCATTCAACAACATAAATAAACTAAAAAAACCGGTTGTTATATTGGGTTGATATATTTATATAAAAGTTATAATAAAAAAGGAATAGTTACAAATGGAATTACCGAAATTACAAAAGTTCGATCCGAACAAACCAACAAAAAAGAAAATTTTATTGTTAGGCGATGATTTTCGTTTACCATCCGGTATCGGAACAATCAGCAAAGAAATTATTTTTAATACAGTTAAAGAATTTGATTGGGTTCAATTAGGAGCCGCAATGCAACATCCTGATGCAGGGCAAGCATTTGACCTTTCTGCTGAAGTCGTCAAAGAAACAGGCATTGAAGATGCATCTGTTAAATTGATTCCATGGAACGGTTATGGAGATCGAAATATTCTTTTTGCAATTATCAATCGAGAACAACCAGACGCAATCCTACACTTTACAGATCCTCGTTATTGGACATGGTTATATGCAATCGAACATGAAATAAAAACAACATTCAATATTCCAATTACATATTATTCTATTTGGGATGATTTACCATATCCTATGTGGAATGCTCCTTTTTACGGTAGCTGCGATATGATTATGGGAATAAGCAAACAATCAGATAATATACATAGAGAAGTTCTTAAACAGAACGGATTTGGGGTGATTAATTATGATGAATCAGACGATTTACCGGCAATAAAAAAATGGAACTCTGTTTTAACCGGATATGTACCTCACGGATTGAATCATAACATGTTTAAACCATTAGATTCAAACGATGCCGGATATATTGCAATGCACAAACAAATTAAAGATGCAAACAAAGTTGATTTTGTTGTAATGTGGAATAATCGAAACATAAGAAGAAAACAACCAGGCGATGTTATTTTAGCATTCAAAACATTTGTAGATTTGTTACCAACCGATCAACAAAGCAAAGTAGCATTATTAATGCATACACAACCGGTTGATGAAAATGGAACAGACCTTAAGGCTGTTTGGAAAGCTATAGCTCCTAATTGTAAAGTAATTTTTTCAGAACAAAAATTATCAACACCTGATCTTAATGCAATGTATAATGTTGCAGATGTAGTAATAAACATTGGGTCTAATGAGGGATGGGGACTTAGTTCAACTGAAGCAATGTTGTCAGGAACACCGATTATTAACAATGTAACAGGAGGATTGCAGGATCAATGTGGATTTGAAGATGAAAACGGAGAATGGCTTCGATTCGATGGCGATTTTGCAACTAACCATACCGGCAAATACAAGAAACATGGTATATGGGTTAAACCAGTATTTCCTAGCAATAGAAGTTTGCAAGGATCACCGCAAACACCATATATCTTTGATGACCGCGCAAAATATGAAGATGTTGCAGACGCAATTGCATATTGGTACGAACTTTCTCAAGAAAAACGTGCAGCGTGTGGGTTCGAAGGAAGAACATGGGCATTAGCTAATGGTTTAACGGCAGAACAAATGGGACAAAAAATGATTTCAATGTATCGCGATTTATTTGCAATGAATAGAGAATTTAGACCGTTATACACTGTAACTAAAACACAAACAATTAAATATGAACGAACAGGAATAGTAGCACAATGAGAAAAGTAGTTATAGCGTCGCCAGTAGCGACACAATCAGGTTATGGACATCACGCGCGTGAAATTATAACAAATATTATTGAACAACGAGGATCTGAATGGGACGTAAAACTAGTTTCATTGCCATGGGGACATACTCCAATGACATATCCAATTTCCGTAGATTTACAATTACGTATAATTGCATTGCCATTAAATGAACAGCCTGAAGTTTGGATTCAAGTATCAGTGCCAAATGAATTTCAACCGGTTGGAAAATATAATATTGGAGTTACTGCCGGCACCGAAGGAGATATTTGTCCAGAAGCATGGATCGATAATCTTAATGCAATGCAGTTAATTATTGTACCGTCTGAATTTACTAAAGCAGTATTTGAAAACACAGCAAAACAAAAGAACAAATTAATTACGACGCCTATAGAAGTAGTCCCAGAATATTTTGATGAAACCATATACAACAACAAATCAATTACAGCTTCTATACCAGACTTAAATTCAATTGAAGAATCATTTGCATTCCTATCGGTAGGACATTGGTTGCAAGGTGATGCTGGAGAAGACCGCAAAAATATTAGTGGTATGTTGCATTGTTTCTTCAATACATTTAAAGATACTAAAAATCCACCTGCTTTAATCATGAAAACTAGTGGCGCAACATATAGTATTATGGACAAAATGGATATTGAAAATAGAATCAATCAATTCCGTGATATGTTTCCTAATGCAAAATTACCAAATGTATACTTAGTTCATGGAGAATTAACAGATGAAGAAATGAATGCATTGTATAATCATCCAAAAGTTAAAGCAATGGTTTCTTTTACAAAAGCAGAAGGATTTGGAAGACCATTATTAGAGTTTTCAACTACCAGCAAGCCAATCATTGCTCCACATTATTCCGGCCAAGCAGACTTTTTGAAAAAAGATTTTATATGTGCCTTACCGGGACAATTGACACCAATTCATCCGTCTGCTGCAAATGAATTTTTAATTGCTGAAGCAAAATGGTTTACTCCTGATTACGGGCAAGCCATGGCTATGATGCAAGATGTACAAAAAAATTATAAAAAATGGTGTGAATTAGCAAAACGTCAACGATATTTTGTTAATACTACATTTACTCGTACAGCTGTTGCTAAAACATATGAAACTGTGTTGAGTGTTATTGATGACGGCGTTAACAAGATTCCAAAGGCTATTGAATTAAAATTACCTAAATTGCAAAAGATATGAAAATAACATATGCCGTTACGGTATGTAATGAGTTTATTGAAATTCAAAGACTTGTGCATCACTTACTTAAGAATAAACGAGCACAGGATGACATTGTTATCTTATATGACTCTAAAAACGGAAATGCTGATATTGAAACATTTCTCCGGTCACATAGCGTAAATGGAGAATTTATGTGGCACAAGAGTGAGTTTGAAGGCCATTTTGCTAATTGGAAAAATAAACTAACTAGCTACTGTACAGGAGATTATATTTTTCAAATAGATGCAGATGAACTACCTACTAAAACATTACTAGAATATTTACCTGATATTATTGAGGGTAACCCAACAGTAGATGTGTTATTAGTACCTCGAATTAACACAGTAGAAGGATTAACAGATAAACATATTCAACAATGGGGATGGAATGTTAATTCAAATGGATGGGTAAATTTCCCCGACTATCAATGGCGCATATGGCAAAATAAACCAGAAATTAAATGGAAAAATAAAGTACATGAGGTGTTAGCCGGTTATAAAATAATGTCTACATTACCTTCGAAAGAAGAGTATTGTTTACATCACCCGAAAACAATAGATAAACAAGAAAAACAAAATAACTATTACGATACGTTATAGATGATATGAAAATGATTACTTCGAAATTAATGGGTGGTTTAGGCAATATGCTATTCCAAATTGCAGCAGGATATGCATTATCAAAAAGAACAGAATCTGAATATTTAATCAATACACAATATACAAAAATTGGCCATGGACATTCAAGACCAAAACCACCGAGTGATTATCTAGATACAATTTTTAATAAACTTATCCCATATACTCATAACCATAATCTAATTAAATTTCACGAACCAAGTTTTCGATATACGCCAATTGTCAATATTGCATCTAATATTATATTACATGGATATTATCAATCTTATAAATATTTTGATGATTTTGATAATGAAATACAAAAATTATTTGCACCAAATGATATTATATTAACTAAATTAAATAACAAATATCCAGTATTACAAGAAAACACCGTTTCATTGCATATACGTCGAGGCGACTATTTAACATTATCGGATTTTCATCATAATTTATCTATTTCGTATTACTTAAATGCGATTAAACAATTTCCTGCAGGAACAAGGTATTTAGTATTTAGTGATGATATTGATTGGTGTAAAACTGTGTTTGTTGGAAATGATTATATATTCATAGAATCAGAATCTGATATAAAAGATTTATACTTGATGTCTTTATGCAAACATAATATTATAGCAAATTCCACTTTTAGTTGGTGGGGTGCATGGCTTAATTGTAATCCAACTAAAACAGTAATATATCCCAATCGATGGTTTGGGCCTATAACTATTAATAATTTATCAACAATAGATATGTTCCCAGAAAATTGGGTATGTATTAATGAATAACATAATTATGGAAATTAACTTATTTGATACGGCATTTGATCATTTAGTAACAGCTGATGGCAAATATTCACACGTTTTCTCTAAAAGCACAAACTATACAACATATGTAAAAAATCAAAGTAATTGGCAAGGAATTACATTGTTTACTGATAGTTTTATAAATTCAGGCACTGCTACCAGAATTAATAGTAAATACAAGATTGGTTGGTTAATGGAGTCTCGAGAATTACATCCTCATTTTTATAATACGTTTGATCAATATAAAGATCATTATGATTTTGTACTAACCCATGATCCTGACTTATTAAAAACCTATCCGGAGAAAACTAAAATGTACCCAATTGGCGGCTGTTGGATTAATGAATCCAATTGGAAAATTCATGACAAAACAAAGTTAGTTTCGATGATATACTCGGGACGACAACAATTAACTGGACATCGATTACGACACGTAATTGCAAATAGATTTCAATCATCTGGGATTGATTATTATGGACATGGATCTGCCAGACCATTAGTCAACAAAGAAGATGGATTACAAGATTATCAGTTTTCAATAATAATAGAAAATTCGAATCAATTAAATTATTTTACCGAAAAAATTGTAGATTGTTTAGTTGTAGGAACAATACCAATATATTGGGGCTGTCCCAATATATCAGAATTTTTTAATACCGATGGTTTTATTTGTTTTACCTCAACTGATGAACTAGATGATATTTTGGCATCACTTACTCCAGAATTATATGAATTAAAATTAAAATATGCATATGAAAATTTAGAATTAGCAAAACAATATGCAGTGACAGAAGATTGGTTGTTTAAAAATATATTTACTACGTTATGATATTTCCAGAAGTTACCGTATATCAGCCAGATATTTTTACTGATTTTAGGGGCGATTTATTAACTATTTGGAATCAGGATGACTTTGAACCAAAACTAAATTTTAAACATGATAAAATATCATCATCTAGACAAAATGTAATAAGAGGATTACACGGAGATAATAAATCGTGGAAACTAACTAGTTGTT